TTCAAGACGTTCACGGGTCAATGAGGGCCGAAACAATCGTGCACTCCGTTCACGTCTTACCGAGGCCCACAAGGCCAACGGCGAGCTGAAGAGGCATCTCCAGGAGATGAACCTGTTCAACGCCAAGCTGCTCTACGCGAACAAGCTGATGCAGAACAAGAGCCTCAGCACACGTCAGCAGCGTGCAATCGTCGAGGCGCTCGATAGCGCTAAGACACTTAGAGAGGCAAAGCTTCTCTTCCAGAGCCTGTCAAACGGCGTCAAGAAGAGTGAAAAGACTCTTTCTGAGTCAGTAGGCAGGGTCCGCGGTTCTTCGTCACAATCAACGCCACGTGCTAGCGCCCAGCCGCTGCAAGAGGGTGCTGGACAGACGGATCGTTGGGCAATCTTGGCCGGTATCCCGGACAAGAAGTAACAACAATCATCCAACCCATTAAGGAGAGATAAAGATGTCACGTAAGTTTAGTCTTAATACGCTCACCGAGGGTATCCGTCAGAGGCACCTTGGTCAGCAGAACTCCCGTCTCCTCGAGAAGTGGTCACGTACCGGTCTTCTTCGTGGACTCGACGGGCAGAAGAGAGAGAACATGGCGATGCTCTTGGAGAACCAGGCTGCTCAGGCCCTCCGCGAGTCATCCTCAGTTGGTACAGGCGCTCAGTCCGGTGTCGCTTCCGGCGATCTCGGTGGTTTCACCAACATCGCATTCCCAATCGTCCGCCGCGTCTTCGGTGGCCTTGTTGCCAACGAGCTCGTGTCAATCCAGCCGATGAGCCTGCCTTCTGGCCTGCTCTTTTACCTTGATTACACGTACGGCACTGTCCAGGGCCAGCAGGAGCCTGACTACGCTGTTTACAACACAGGTTCATCAATCTACGGTAACCCAGCTGGCAAGAGCATCCAGACAGGTGCTACACAGACTGGCGGTATGTACGATCTTGCTGGCGCAGGTTACTCCCGTACATTCCAGTCCGCGAACGCTGTTACGCTTCTGACTTCCGGAGCTTTTGCAGGCGGTTCGTCTATTAGTGCCACCGCAGCGCTTCAAGCGACAGGTTCCGATGGCGCGCTGATCCAGTTTGATCCTGCGCTTACGACGCTCATCGAGGCTGCAAACGGTGCTGCTGGAACTGCAAACAGCTACTCTGCAATCGTTGTTCGTGCTGACGCGATTACCGGTTCAACTGCACAGCCTGCTGACTTCACTGCCGTGAAGGAGTTTGGCCTGTTCGCAGTGGCTGACACGACACCGTATGGTCCTGTCTCATCCGACCTTCAGGGCCAGGGCAAGAACCTTATCAACATTCGTCGTCTCAACCAGCTCGTTCGTGTTGGTCCTTCTGGTGCTACTGGCGCGAATGTCACGAGCATTACACCTGTCTCAACGATCACAAGCGTTGCAGATGCCGACATCGGCGTCCTGTTCATCGTTTCTGGTACGCAGTCCGGCGCCTACCAGGCTGCCACCCTGTCGCTCCAGTACGTTCAGGATGCTGCATTCACGTCATCCAATGGCGAGACGCTTGTCATCCCAACGTTCGAGTCTAACTTCGCCGCGACTCCTTCTCCGGAGATCCCAGAGATCGACATTAAGATCGAGTCCATCCCGGTCGTCGCTGATACCCGTAAGCTTCGTGCGAAGTGGTCCCCAGAGCTCGCTCAGGACCTCAACGCTTACCACAGCCTTGACGCTGAGGTCGAGCTTACTCAGATCCTCTCGGCGCAGATTGCCCTTGAGATCGATCGCGAGATCCTGAACGACCTGCTCCAGGGTGCTGCTGGTGCAAACTACTTCTGGTCACGCGCTCCGGGTAACTTCGTTGACAAGACCACGGGCGTCGACGCTGCTACCACGAACGGCAGCCTCGCTCCGGCCTTCACTGGCACGGTTCGCGAGTGGTACGAGACCCTCATCGAGACGATCATCGACGTTGGTAACACCATCCACCGTAAGACTCTCCGCGGCGCCGCGAACTTCATCGTGGTTGGCCCTGACGTTGCAACGATCCTCGAGGCTTCGGTCTACTACCGTCCAGCTCTGAGCATCGACGGCGACGGCCAGGTTGCTTCACCGTTCAGCCTCGGCGCTGAGAAGGTCGGCACCCTGTCCAACCGCTTCACGGTCTACAAGGACCCATACTTCCCGCGGAACAAGGTTCTCGTCGGATACAAGGGTGGTTCCTACCTCGAGACCGGTTACGTCTACGCTCCGTACGTGCCGCTTATCGTCACCCCGACGATCTTCGCGCCAGAGGACTTCACCCCACGTAAGGGTGTCATGACTCGCTACGGCAAGAAGCTTGTCCGCGCTGACTTCTACGGCACCGTTACCTGCCTCAAGATGAACATCATCTGATCAGGTTGCATTCGGTTCTTTCCGAATGCTGGGCCGCCCTTCTGGGCGGCCCTTTCTTTTTTTCAATGGCAAACACCTATTTATTTGCGTGAAAAGGAGACGCTATGTCTAGAGGACGTGTGGCTGCAATCATGCGGCAAAAGGAAGAGGCAGCAGCAAAGGCAAAGGCAAAGGCCGAAGCCGAAGAGCATGCTCGCCTTGAGGCTAAGAGAGTTGCTGCCGAGGCTGCTGCGAAGGCAAAGGCCGAAGCTGACGCTAGGGCTGCTGCTGATGCAGCTGCAAAAGCTGCTGCAAAGAAGACAACAAGATCGAGAAAGTCCGCGACAGTCGAAGACTCGGAGTGAACTGACTGATGGCCACGTTTGCTAACACAACGAACCCAACCCCGTTCGGGTTCTTCGATGCCGACAGTGGCTTTCAGACTGACGCTGATAGCATGGTCACATATGTCAAGCGAAAGCTTGGCGATGACGTTCTTTCTGTTGAATTGACGAAGAAGCAAATTTGGGCATGCTTTGAAGAGGCAACGCTTGAATACAGCTCAATCATCAACATGCATGATGCAGAAAGCACGTTGCTAAACATGCTTGGCGTTCCAACCGGCTCTGCAACGTCAGGAAGCTTCAATATCGGACCTCACGGAAAAGAAGCACTTCTTCAGAGGTTCAATCTTGACTTTGCTTCAAGAAATGCATCAGCATATTCGACGGAAGCTTTCATCGGTGGTGATTACAACCACATTAGCGGGTCAATCCAGCTTGTTAGCGGCCAACAGGACTACGACATCTATCAGGAGTTGAAAGATGCATCCGGTGCTGCGATTACCGGATCAATGACAGTTCCAGGAAAGATGCGCGTTACTGAAGTGTTTCACTTCGATCCTCAGGCTGCTTATAGGTTCTTTGACACAACTTCTGCGATCAACTACATGGCAAATGAATTTGCCTTTGAGAGTTTTACTCCTGAGACTGTGTTCTATGTGTTGCCTGTCTTTGAAGACGTTCTTCGTGCAGGACAGATGGACCTTTCAAACAGGGTGAGGCGCTCAAACTTCTCGTACAAGATTATCGGAACAAAGATCAGAATCTTTCCGACCCCGACGGATGATGATCCAAAGAAGTTGTGGATGAGAGTTCTTCTCGGCGCTGATCCGTTTAATCCCGCGTTTGAAGATGCGTCGATCTACGGAACGTCTAATGCTTCAAATATGCCGTTTGGTCACCTAGCTTACCAGAACATCAATTCGATGGGGCGCCAGTGGATCAGACAGTATGCTATGTCGTGTGCAAAAGAATTACTTGGATTGATTAGAAACAAATTCTCATCAGTTCCAATTCCTGGTGGTGAAGTCACGCTCAATGGCGCAGACCTAATCAGCCAAGCACAGGGCGAAAAAGAAGCTTACAAGACACAGCTTAAAGAACAACTTGATAAGCTGACTTATGGCGCACTGATTGCTGCTGCAGCAGATGAGGCTGAGGCTCTAAACAGGCTGCTTAAGCTCATACCAATGCCTAACGGCTTGACAATCTTCACGGGGTGATGCATGGCACGTTTATTCATCACACCTAGAGAAATTGATTTCATTGCAGATATCACAAAAGAGCTTACAAAAGATGTTGTCGGTCAAAAGATCTACTACTACCACGTGAGGGAAGACCTGTCTGAGGTCAATCCCGTGTATGAAGAATCGCCAGAAAAAGTCTTTGATCCGCCAATCGAAATTGAGTGCCTCGTGAACTGGCAACCAGGCGAATTTGTGACAGACCGCTTTGGCGTTGATGAGAAGTATAAACAGGAAGTCTACATCCAGTGGAGAGATCTCATAGACAAAGATCTCACCGAGGTCGTCCAGACAGGGGATTACTACAGCTACGGGACAAACTTTTTTGAGATTACTTCCGTTACCTTTGAGAAAGAAATATTTGGACAGATTGATCACTACGTTGGCGTCACAATGTTGGGAGTTC